ACCTGTTTAGCACCCTATTAAAGTAAGATAAAATCCCCTTATTTACGCCAACACACCATTCAGATGTGCTCTTGACATAATCTGCATTAAACGCGAAAACATTCATCCTTTCACGCCCAACTTTATATATATTATCCCTTTCAGTTAAGAAGTCTTTGTCGAAAAGCAAATAATATAGCAAGTCAACTCGAGAGTCGTTGGAGCCAATGAAATCAAAATATCTTGCATTTAAGGAAACAGAAGGTAAGAACACAGATACAGCGTGACTATAAAGCTTCATCGTCTTGTCAACATAATCAGAGTACTTGTACTTATCATAATAAGGAGTAAAATTGAATGTCATCTCAATATACCCCTTTTTGTTGATAACCTGTCTAATAAAGTTATCAACAGTTTCAGCACTTGCACTTTTAAATGCTTCTAAACGAGATATGAAGTTAAAAAAGTGAACACAGTACTTATGTATATCATCAGATGGACGTGCAGATAAGGCATATGATCTTAGAAGCTCTATTTGTTCGTTAATGTCACGACGTCTTACCTGGTAAAAAAAGCGGTCAAACATTTTCTTATGATTCCAAGTAATACCGTTGCTATTATACCTTCTCTTTAGGAAATCAGGCTTAAAATTCTCATTCCCCTCATAATTTGTCGGGACAAATTTACCTTTGATGCTCTCTGATGAAAGACCAATGTCTTTTATAATATCATCAATAGAGTCAAGGTTGGGATGTTCTTTAAGAAATATTAAGCCATCATCTCCATAAACCTCAAAGTCCACAAACTCCTTAAAATTGTCACCATAGATACGGTGAAAGATTAATATCCAATATATAACGTTGACATTACAATTCAAAAGAGTAGTGAATGGGTGGCCTGAAGCGTTAGATCTATTTAGCTCCACAACTATACCAGGTGGAACAGCAACGTATTTAGTAACTGAACTTTGAACGATTAAAGTCCTAATATTCTTATGCAGCTTATCATCAGGTAAACCAGAAGTACATAAAAGTAAAGCGGCCTCAATAAACTTTGTATCTTGATTAGAATCAAAGAATTTCCAATCAGTGTCGATGTACCAATCAAAGTCTTTTCGCCTCGCATATATTTTCTCAGCTTTTGAGTAAGAATACTCACCTGTTATGTTAAATTTACTCTCACAAGAGTTCAATCCTGTTAATATTTTCTGAGAGAACCACATAAGTAGTGTCGTCATCGGATCTTCACAGAATAAAACAACACGCGTTGAGACGGGTTCATCGCCTCCTACGATTTTAATGTCTTTTTCACGCTTTGAAAGAGTCCATAAATAAGTATTCTT